TAACTAGTGATCGAATTGTTGGTCCAAAGGCCACTAAGGTTGCATATGGTTTTGCACATGACGAATGTTCTATGACATTCCAAGTACTCAATGATTATGGAGTTAAAAAATACTTCGAGCATTGGCAAAACATGGTATTTAATCAAGGTACTTTTGAAGCTGGTTACAAAAAAGGATGGGGCGGATACGGCAAAGATATTCAAATCATGCAATTGAAAAAAGGTTTTACAATGCCTATTTTCAAAAAAGAAATTCCATTACCACCCGGAATACCTCCTGAGATAAGAAATAGATTACCAAAGTTCGGTCCTATCGATTTCTCACAAGGAGAAATATCATTTGATTTATTTAAACGTCAAAATGTAGTATATGAGTGCACATTATTACATGCATATCCTACAACAATGACTGAAATACAATTGAATAACGAAGCTAACGGTCTTGTAGAGATTACAATTTCTTTTGCATACGATAATTGGAAATCGGCTTTATACTACAATGATCCTTCTTCGTTGAAAGAAATAGTCATGGCTGGACTAATAAATAAGGTCGTGAATAAGTTTAATTAATGAGGTTATATTATGGCACTGCCAAAACTGAATGATACGCCTAAGTATAGTGTAGACGTACCATCGATGAAAAAGACGGTTAGGTTCCGGCCGTTTCTTGTAAAAGAAGAAAAGGTTCTACTCTTGGCCATGGAATCAAATGAAGAGGATCACATTCTTCATGCGATAATGGATACGATTGGATCGTGTGTTGTTGATGATCTCGACATTAAAAAGTTAACAACTTATGATATAGAGTATTTGTTTACAAAGATACGTGGCAAGTCAGTAGGTGAGACAACAACAGTTAATATAGCATGCGAAGCATGTGAAACAAATAATGAAGTCATGATACCTTTAGATGATATAAAGGTTGTAGACGATGGAGAAATAAATCCTGAGATTGAATTAATGCCTAACATGATTCTCGAGATGAGGCATCCATCATATCATGAACTATACAATGATCCAGAAATTAAAGACGGTGCAACAGCAGCACAAACTTTTGCTATGATCAGACACTGCATGAAAAGTCTTAAGACCGAAGAAGAGAATATTAATCTTCAGGCCGAAGATGTTAAATCAGTTGATGAGTTTATTGAAAGTATGAACACAGAACAATTTGAATTGGTCCGAGAGTTTGTTGAAAACATTCCGACTATGAAACACAATGTAGAATTTGATTGTTCGTGTGGCCATAAGAATAATATAGAATTGAAAGGTATGCAATCTTTTTTCTAGTATGTCTATCTCATACGAACCTGATGGATTACTATAATACGGTTTTTCAGTTGATGCAACATCATAAGTATTCACTGAGTGAGATAGACCTAATGATACCCTGGGAAAAAGAAGTTTATGTAAGCATGCTTATTGAGTTTATAAAAGAAGAACAAGATAAAGCAAGAAGAGAAGGCTATGGCTAAAACACAAGGCGGCGGTAAAACTGGTTCAATCGATACTATGATCGAATTGCTACGGTTTAATAATAATGAAACACGTAAGCAAACAAGTGCAATCAGACAATTTATAGATGCCGCAAACCGTAATGAAATGGTATCTGGCAAAGAAGCTCTAGAAACTGCGGCCGAATCAAAAGCCGCTCCAGCAGCTGCTGGTCGTTTTCGTATAGGTGGAATGATGAGTGCGGCAGGTAAAGGTGTGCTTGGCGCTGCTACTTCTCCATTTCGTGGTATGGCAAAAATGCTTGGATTACTTCTCACTCCATTATCAATGGCTGTAGGTCCTTTAATGACTACACTAAAACCATTAGTCAAACTATTAAAAGTCGGCGGTCCGATTGGTTTACTATTCGGTGCAATGTATGCTATGTTTAGAGACATAGGTGAGAATGAAAAATTCAGTGCAACTATAACTACAATTAAAGATACATTTAATAATAATATATTACCTACATTTAATGCAATTAAAGAAAATGTTAATGCCCTCCTTGGTATGGAAGCAGTCGGAACAACATTTACATCAATAGGTGATTGGTTTACAAATTTTAAAACACAGATTCAAGACTTTGTATTAGAAAACCTTGCTAATATCACAGAAACAATTTCAGGAGTGCTAACAGGAATCAATGAGTTATTAATAGGTGATTGGAAAGCTGGTATATCTACAATAGGTACATCATTATTTAACGGTATTAAAAATTTCTTTGATAGCGCCATAACAAATATTTTAGAAATGTTTGGAGCTGATTTTGGAGAAAGCGGATCTTTTTTAGGGTCTATAGGCGGTATGATCGATACCGCACTTGTTAAGATGATAGGTGTATGGAATGGATTTACTACTGGTCTAAAAGACAAATGGGAAGGATTAGTTAACTTCTTTATAGGTGATGACGGCTATATTAAGTCAACTATTACTTCATTAAAAATTGGTATTACAACTAGATGGAATGCATTTACCGGTAGTATTACAGATACATGGAATGCTATTACTGATACATTAACTGTTGATATACCTGCAAAAATAAGTGATTTAAAAGATGGAATGATAGATGCATGGAATAATGTATCTGGTAGTATCATGGGTGCACTCGGCCGTGTCAAGTTATGGTTTGAAACAAAACCACTTGAATTAGGCATGATGCTAGAAAAGAATTTTATAGAAACTAAAGGCGCATTCATGGAAAAGCTTGCATCATTTGCAGGTATGATTACAACAATACCTAGTAGATTAAAGCTTGCTCTTCTTGAATCACTCAAAGGTACAATGCTAGGTGATTATTTTGTAAGTGATCAAATGATTACTAATGCTAGACAGGCCGTGGCATCTGGTCAAGAGTTTAGTGATCGTATGATTGCAAATGCCGCATCCAATACAGAAGCGCAGCTTGCCGAGTTGGCTGCCCGAAGATCCGCATTGGATGCATCGATTGCCGAACGACAAGCTGCGCTAAATGTTATTGCACCATCAGTTAATAATAGTACTCAATCACAGACGAGTATATCTCTTAATGCAGGAAATAACGAGATAGCCGACCCATACGCATCAAGCTATATGGGTCGATTAATCCCTGGTGCTTTTTAGTCAGCGTTAGCTAACCGAGCAAAGTAGCTCATAGTATCTTCCTCAGTATCTTCCGATACTTGCTCAGCAGTCACAGGCTCTTGCGGAATGTGAGGATTCACAGCCGCTGCTGGTTCAGTAGGTGGTGTTACCGTATCTAATGATACAGCCGCTGCAACTGTTTGAGGAGCAGACATTCCAAGAATTCGATTCAACTTCTCTTTTAGTTCGTCATAAGTTTTATACTTACTTGGATCTGTCCATTCAGAAAGATCGTGCATCTGATTGTAGATGGCCTCTAGAGCCTCATCACCTTCAGCTACTGCACTTTTGTTTGCAAACTCAGACTTATCATAGTTACGATATCCTTCAACCTGACGAATCTTCAGTTTAAAGTTAGCACCTTCCCACATGTCGAACGGATTTACCGGTTCTTCATCTTGGAATTGTGGTTGCATCATATCCATAATCTTGTCAAAGATTTTCTTACCGTACTGATACATGAACACCTTGCCTTCGTTGGCAGGATTACCTGGATCAGATACAACAAGAATGTTTGAGACATAATGAAGTCGACGCTTTTGCGTACGAGCTTTATCTTTATCTGCCTCAATGCCTGAGTTCCATAATAGTGAGTTCATCTCACCAACCGGATCATTCAATCCAATAGATGTCAATGACTTTTCAATATACCACTGACCAGATGGACCTTTAAATCCATGATCCCAATATCGAGCCCATGGTACATCTTGACCTTCTCCTGCTGGGAGAAAACGAATGACAGCATAACCATTACCGGCTTTATCAACCGTTGGTTTCCACATTCGATCATCTGTATAGGATTGTTTTTCTCCTTTGGCTCCGATAGATTCGGCCGCTGCCAATAGATTAGAGATTTGATCGCGGTTACGTTTTAGATTTGCAAAACTCATATGTTACTCCGTATTTGCTGAAATGTTACTGAAATATTATACACTGGATAATTCATAATGTACATGTATTTATTCAAAAAAGCTATCATCCAGTGAATTTGTTTTAGGCAATAAATTAAGAGACATTGCCTCAGCCTCAAGTTTGTCCTTGATAATAGGACTCACAAACTTTCGAACGTCTTCTGGTTCGATGTTGTTCTTCTCACAAATGTCGAGGATAGCATCCATATAGGATAGCTTTTTATCTATAACAGATTCCTCGATCAATTTGCTAAATTTAGATTTAGTTAGAAACTCTTCGCTCATGTGTCTCCCATCGTTAGGTCGTCCCAGGTAACACCTAGGTCTGGATAAAATACACCATGAGTACGTTTGACATTGCCATCAGCATCGTATGATAAATGCAAGCACTTATGTCGTATTCTATTCTGTTGATATTCGCCATAGTAGTCATCAACATAGTCACCATCACGAAGATACTTTTCGAGATTACGGATATATGCTTGAATACTTGCTACGCGTGCTTCTGCACCTTTGACCTTACCTCTAAGATCTTTACGTGCAATTGTCAATTCTTCTTTTTGCGTCTTGATCCAACCTTGGATCTTACGAAAATAAAACGGATCGTCTTCTGTCAATGCCAAGACTGATTCGTGGATGTATTTGTATTGAGGCGGATTAGCAGCTTGCCTCTTAGCTCGTGCCTTTGCTAGACGTTCACCAGCGGCTTTACGCTGTTCTTCTGACATAGGCTTGCGTTTTTTACGAATTTTAACCATACTATTTCTCCTTCATAATAGTATTCTATCACAG